TTTTCAAGGCATAGTACCCGCTATGTCCAATGTTTATGTCCATTTTTCTCTAATTTCTTTTTCTGCACGATATTCATTTGTCAATTTTCGGATGGAATCTCATTTATTGAGATTCCGAGAAGTTATAAAAGGCCCGGGACTGCTCCCAGGTCTGTTGTAAAGTCATTATTCAAATTTTATCTGTACTTCTCTCAATATTACCCCGGCAACGTCGTTATTGACACTGTTCGTATAGATGCTCTCGCTGGTTATCGAAATACTCAGGCAGGAACGGCTCCTGATTGTTACCTTGCAGGTATAGTCCAGTAAGTCAGTCGCATCACCCGCAGCTCCGATTAGATAATTACCGGCCTGGATTACGTTGGCTTTCCCGGATACAAGGCTTGCGGACGTTATATCCTCAGACAAAGGCTTATCTGTGTAAACCGATACCCGGACTTCCCTCCGGCTGCTCGTCACAAATCCGGCTGTATCGGCGGAAATGATAAATTCATCCCCCGGCTTGTACTGCCCGCCGCTCCTGTGTGCCAATTCATCGAGCAATGCCTGTAAATCTGCAATCACCGCCCTTGTATCCTGCACGTACTCCAGCCCCACATCCGGTTCCGGCCCTCCTGCGGTTACGGTTACATGCGTGGTGCCGGTGTAGGTGGTAAGTGCGTTCAGGGCGGACTGGGCTACGGCGGGGAGGGGTTCCCAGGTGGGGGTGGTCATCTGACATACCATGGTCAGCGGATTTGCGGATAGCCATTCACGCCATTGTTCTATTGTCCGCACATCGGTATTTGGTGGACGAAAATATTTAAGAACATTGTCATTATGATCACTATATATACCAGTTTTATTTTTATGCTCTGCTCTCCATGCGCAGGCAACATTGCTATATTTATCGCACATACTGGAATGGAAATTTTGGGCGGAGCCTGAAAAGGTGATGAAGAAACTTAATCCTTCAGCGCTTTCTTCCGTATTGTACAATCTCCAGACTTCACTTACGCTACCGTTAAGTATGGTCTCCTTAATCCACCGTTCTATCCCCCACTCCCCGCCTCTGCGCATTATCCTGTCCCTGTAATCCCCGATGCCACGTAACGGCGCCGTCAGGGTGATGGCCGCGGTCCTGGACTGGTAGGGCTGATATGGTAGAGCAGTGGGGCCAGCATTAAGCATTGGATATACTATTTCATTGATATCCGATACTCCTTGATATATGTAGATAAAGTATTCTATGTTCGATTCGGTTCCGTCCACAATAAAGGAGGCGTCGTTGATAACATTAGATTTGCCATCGCTATACCATTTTTTTGCTTTAACAAATATTTTTGGGTCGGCTGCCGGAACGCTTCCGCTGACATAGTAAGTTCCAGGCGAAAGGTTAGTCGAAACAACAGCTGTATGAGCCAGTTTTTCCAACGTATTTCCGGTTACCAAAATACCCCCATCCTCCCTAACGGAAAATGTCACGTCGTTATGGGTTCTTGCTAACCTAGATGTATCCATCAACTGTGCCCCAGTCACCATTATAGATGTGACATCCGTACCCACAATCTCCTGCGGATACTCCGGGCTGGGGGAGGGCTTGCCACCGGTGTAGGGTTCCCAGGGGATAGGGGCCGTACCTTTGTTCAACATGGGCCTGAAAGCCAGCTGGCCAGATACGCCACTATTCAAGGTTATATCTAAATATACCCTGGCTCCCTCCGGAACTGCTATAGGCGCTCCCCCACCATCATCAACTACTGCTCTGGTTATGTTCCCGTCCGTAATCATGACCTTGATGCAATACGTACTTGAGCTTCCACCCACCGGGCATCCCGAGATATAATAATCCCCAGCATCCAGGTAGTCATCTAAAAGCCGGATGTAGGCATAATCAGTAGCGCTTCCAGATGACTCAATCGTTCCATCATTTTTAGGGGTAAATGTTATCCCATCGCTGGTTTTCGGAGCAATCTTTGAAATATCCAGCAGCTGCGCCCCGGTCGTCACCATCTGCTCACTCCTGCCCGAAACCTCCAGGTCAGTCACCGGCGCTTCCCACGCATCCCCCACGCTGACCCGCCCGGTACCGGATGCGGAACCAATCAGGGCATTGGCGTACTTAGTGTCGGTCTCACGCTTGTTATAGCCCACGAAGGTCTCCTTCTGTGACTCCACGTATGCCCTGTTATCCTCCAGAGCCTTGGCGGATGCTGCGGCTGACTGTGCCGATTCGGCGGCGGACTCAGCGGCATCCGTAGCGGAACCGGCAGCGGCTGTCTTACTGGCCTGGGCATCTTTGGCGTATCCCTGGGCGGCTTCACCTCCTGAGGCTTCCCCTGCTTCCTTCACCCCGTTTTCGATATGGTTGAGCTTCTCTGCGGTAATCAGCTCTTTGTTCATCCATTCGTGTGGTATGTATGTCATTTCTCATCACTCCTGTTCAGTCATTCCGCTTCCGGCTCGTTCCGTTCGTCCGTCTTTCCGGTTCCTGGGCCTGTGGTCACATAGGCTGTGTCCTGGGCGCCCTTGGGCCTTACGTTCTGTGCCGCATCATTTGCCCTCTGCTCCGCCGCTCTCTTGTCTACATGTCCTAACATGTTTGCCATGTCTTTTCCTCTTTTCTTTTATTTCTTGTAACCTGTTCTACTCCATATTTCTTTTAACCGTTCCCAGCCATCCATGGATACTAAGGCAACCACAAAGGCCGCAATCATGCATCCAAAAATCATCCACCATGTGACGGGCTGCTTCTTCCAAGCCATCAATGCAAGGAAGGCTACCGGGCACAACACCAATGACAACACAATAACCACTGCCGATGTCGGTAACTTGTCCAGTCCCGGCCATGCTTTAATCACCTGGGTAATGACCGATACCAAAAACGCCATTAATCCAACGGCAACCAGCAAATATGACATATACTGCATCATTACATTAATATCCATAATCTTATTCCTCTCTTTCTTTTTCCAGGTCACCAATCCTATGGTTGGCAACCTTAATCTGCTCCTGGATGACCGCCTGTGCCTCCTCCAGCTTGTATGTACGCTCAATCACCGTATTGTGTTTGTCTACCTTCTTTTCCAGCTGCTCAATCCGGTAATTGGTCAGCTTGGCGGATGCCAGCACACCAATGAAAGCTCCGAATGCGCTGCCTGCCAGGCCGATGAGCGCCACCATGATGTCCGTGGGTATCTGCATGTCATATACCTCACCTTTCTTTTTATGTGTCAAATCGGATGGACGTTATAAGGAATGGGCCCGGACCGTTCCCAGTACTTGCGGCTCCGAGAGCTATCGAAATCCCCCTGGCCTCATTGATCTTGCTCACATCAATGGATACGCTTAAAGCACAGGCATTTTTGTAATACCCATAATCATAATCGCTATCACTGCTGTAACTACGCCATACATAATCCGTATAAGCATATTCAGACCCGATGCCAGACGGCGAATTCCCTTTATGCAGGCATAACCAAAGTGTCCCCCTGGTACCACGTTTTGTCCAGTATCCGAATCCACTTACCGTAATCCGGCGGAATGGCCCAAGATGGACCTTTTTGTTGATTTTAGCTTCTGACGAGCCGCTGTTCTCATACAGATTCCAGTCACCCAGGCTATAGCCCCTTACAGATTCCGTGCTCTCTCCATGACCATAACTACTACTGGTCCAGGCGCTGACCGTCTGGACCCCTCCAGCAACCCCTTCTATGCATACCAGGGCGCCCCCAGCAAAAACACCTGAGAACGCCCCATTCAAAAAGGCGTTTGTGCCTGTGCCAGGTATGTATAGTCCACCAGATTACCAGCAACACCAAAGATGCTCTTTCCGCTTTTGATGTTGGCTGATATCAGGTTGGCATCCCCTTTGATGGTCTGTGCGCCAGCTAAGAACTGGTTGGCTGCAATCACCTGGTTGGTCGTCTTAGGGGTATAAGTGGCCGCTGGCTTTTCAGCCATGGTACCGGTTAAGGGGTTTCCATCCTTATCAACAATCACCTTACCTTTTCGTATGTCGGCTGCCGTTGCCGTCACCAGGTCAAGGTCAGCCCCTCCACTTCCATGTATGATTGCTCTCAATCTTCGTCCCTCCCTTCTTACTCAGCCGAACAGCCCCTTAACCATACAGCAAATTCCGTGGCCGGTTTCTTGCTGTAGGAGGTTACCGTCAATATGCCATCTGTATTACACTCTGCATCATCAATCATGTTCAGGTATTTTCTTCGTATTTTTATTTTTTCTGCTTTCTGCGCCGCCGTAAGGCTGCTGTCGCTCTTTACTAGTCCCGCATACAGCTCAATCGCATCTGTTGTCTTAAGATGTTGTACTTTTATGTCCGCTGTGTATGGCGCAGCGGACTGCGTGAATGCAGGGATGGTAATTTGTTTGTCATTCCTCAGGGCATTCACTGCCCTATTCGTAGCGTCCATCTTCTGTTTCAAGTACGCGTCATTATTCGCCAGCTGTTCAATGACACCGCCCATGGCTTCTCCGTCCGCATCCGTTTCCCGCGTCCAGTGTTCAATTTCTTCCGTGTATACCGGCGGGTCCGCAATCGTACAAAATCCCATATCCATGCCTCCTTAGAAAATCTCATCTACTTCATATGTTTGTGATATACCCTCATCCTTACCTTTGCGAAGGAATGTCTGAATCATGACCATGTCACCCTCGGAGTCATATAATGCAAGTTCCGATATTTCCTTTTCTACAAGATCGTCATCTTCCAATGTTGCTGAATAACGGCATGTCGTATGTTCGTCATTGATAAAGACCGGTTCTCCCACATTCTTGCGCATCAGTTCGTTGTACAGGGCCGTCTCATCTCCCATAACGGCCTTCGGCGTTCCGTTTTCGTCCACGCCTCCGTCTCCGAATGCCATCTGCGTGATTGGCGCAAGTGTCCTTACTCCTGCATGTGCTTCACACAGCTTCATTTTCCCGGTTATTGTGATTACGCCTTTAATTGCTGCCATTTTTTCCTCGCTTTCCGGCCTGCCTTATCTCAGGTACAGGCCTCCGTTTAAATTTCTTGTTCCATCCAGCTTCCAGGTGCTGTCAAGCTTATTGTTTACCGTAATCCGTATGTCCCCTGTCTGGATATTTACGGTTTTTCGGCTCTTAAGTGTAAGGCTGGAAGAATGCTCCAGTTTTGGCTCCGTCTTTCCCGTAAATATGACCGCCTCCGTCCTTCCTTCCACAGGAACCGGTATTCCTGTCCTGGTGGCAGTGCCGCCGCTTTCATATTCCGTATTCACTAAAAAGCACGTGCCTACTGTGAGCCTGGAATGGTAATGGTCAACCGGCTCTATGTAGCGGCTGAGCTTTTTCCCTCCATCCAGTTTCCACTTCCCGTCCAGCTTGAGCGGTACATCTCCCAGCGGATACCATCTTCCGCCAAATGTCACATGGTTCCCGTACTCAATCGGGACCTCAAACTCGCTTTCTGTAATGAACATGAGGTATTCCAGCCATGAACGGACATTTTTATAAATCCCGATACACCGCTTCACATTTGTTCCATACCTCAGCGGAATCTGGCTGTCTCCTGTCTGGACATATGCACGGAAATAATACGGCTTCCCGCCATACGCATACCACTCTTCAATGGATCCCCCTTCCAATACGGTCCCCAGGAACTCATTTAGCACGGAAGGAGTGCCTGCATGCATGTACCAGACAAGCGTCCGCGTGACCAGACGTTCCTTGGCGCTGCGTTCCAGTGTCTGGTCATAGTACTGTGTGCCAAGTTCCAGTGCAAGCAGGTCAAGGATGCGTTCCGGTACCTGCCCAATCCCTGCATACAGATGCAGGGCCTGGACATATTCAAACATCTTTTTCTGTGCCTGCTCAAACGCATAGCTGACGGACAGCGTTTCCGGCGTGAGCAGATTAGCGGGAAGGATATCCTTAATCCCTCCGTTTTCCAGTTTAACCATCCCGCAGCCCTCCATAGTTAAGCACAGCTGTTCCCACGATTGCAATCTGTGTGTCACTCAGTTCTGCGTAGACCGGTTCCGTTACTTCCACTGACTGCGCCCCGGCCTGCATGACCTCGTAGACCAGCCGCGCCGGCGTGACATCCCGTCCTATCTTCTTCTGCCATGCAATGAAGTTTCCGGCCGCTGTTTCCACCGCCCCCCTGATGGTAACCTCTGCGTCCCTGTCGTCACTTCGGATAAAATACGTCAGGTCGATATTGTATGTTACTGTTTCCGGTCTTTTTACCACTACATGGTCCGTTAATGGGCGTATGCCCTCATTTTCCAGATACGCTTCCAGCCGTTCCATGAAATCATCTTCCGGAAGTTCCCCATCCACCATAAGATAGATATCCACCTCGCCGGGGGATTCCGACAGGACGCAGCATTCGTTGATGGCTGGGCTGAAGGTCCTTACCCAGTATTCATACGCTGCCTTTGGCCCCGCGGTTGAATAGCTGGAAGGGGCCAGATAAATACGTTCTGCCAGTTCCTCATCCGTCTCCCGGTCACAGCCGCCCGAAGTTGCTGTTATGTTGGCGACGCTCAGTGTGTAGGGCAGGGGATCCACGATTGTTGTGATCCCTCCGGGAACAAAGTCATTTCCGGCTGTTCCACTTGTCTGGCACCGGGCGGGAACATCCACCGAAAGCTCTCCCGGCGGTATTTCTCCCTGCTCCGTTGTTTCAAAGTACAGGTCTAAGCCCTTCACCCGTATCCCCGAACGAATCGTGGCCGTCTGGCTGATTGTTTCGGCCAGGGTGAAACGCAGGGTGGTCTGTGCAGGCGCTGCCTCATTCCTTACGACACCCTTAAGGCTTCCCAGGCTGTCCAGGAAATCCCCGGTACTGTATTTGAGCAGCCCCATCTTCCCTGCCTTGTCCGTATACTGGTATCCCTGATACATTGCAACCGCCCCGGCGTACAAAATCAGACGGTATGGATCCGCCGCTGCCAGAGAGGTCTCCTTTCCGGTCAGTTCCTTATACCGTTCTTCATAATCCTGGACCATCTGCTCCTGCAGCTGTGTAAAACTGATCCCGTCAATGAAGCTGACATCCGGATAGTCCGTGATCTTCTTCATTCCGTCAGCCATCATCCCGCCTCCCTTGCCGTAAGATAGATATGGGCCGTCATGGCCCCCTGTGTATGCCCATAAACGATATCGCTGACCTCCACCCTGGGTTCGTACTTTTCTACCTTTTTAATGGCCTCCAGGGCAAACAGGCTCTCCGCTACTTCCGGGATTTCATCAAGTAAGCCCCAGTCTATACCGAAGTCCCGGTCTGCCGGCTGGCTGCCGGCCCGTGTTGCGAACAAGGTCGTGAGCGTCCTTGTCAGTTCTTCTGCGTATTCCGTATCCGTCACCGTGATCTTGAACCGTTCCATCCGCACCACCTCCTTAAACGTATTCCTGCAGGGACAGTGTCATGGTGGCCCGATAAATCTCCCCGCCGCGCAGGATCACATCATAGGCTTGGGAGCACTTTGTGACCGCCCATGGATGGCTCCCGATCCGCTCTTTGCCCAGGACTAAATCATAAGCCTGGTCTGATTCCGTCATCCGCTCCAGGGTCCGCAGGAGCTTCCTGGGCCTCACCCCCAGGGACGCATCCACCGTAATCTCCAGGGAACCCGTCTGTAAGTCGGGACCGCCGTATTCCACCAACGGTTTCTGCCCGATCCGGTCCGTGCTGTTCCAGGTGGACGAGATTTCCCTCTTTAGGTTCTTAAACGTCAGGACCTGTCTCTCCGACACCCTGAAACGGACGCTTCCCAATAGTCCAATCATCCGTCATCCGCCTCCAATCGTTCCACTCTCTGTCTTAGGCTGACCAGTTCCGAAAGGCTCATGCTTCCGGCGCTTCCGCTCAGTATGATCTCGGGGGCTGTAAGCGTGTATACGGCTCCCTGTACGCGCCCGCTTATCCCCGGGGCCATCTCCTTCTGATAGTCCGCGGAGGGTGGGGGATCCGCATCCCCCCAGAACCGCCCCAGGATGACCCCGGTGCTGGTATCATTGGACAGATGGACCACCACCACCTGGTCCCCCACTGCGGGGGGATCAAACTCCGCGCGGAAGGCAAACAGATGCAGCTGCCCGGTCACGCTGTCCCGGTCCGGATAATATACCTGTGCAGTCCCATGTTCCCTGTCCACGGTCGATATCAGCCCGACCCTTATCACATCTTCCATTGCATCACCTCCCCGGTATCGTCAGCGTGGTTCCCGGCCATATCCAATAGCCGTTGTTGCTGCTGTTTTTTCCATGCTGCTTTGCTGCCGCTTCAATCACTTCCTGGTTTACTGCGTAAATCTCCGTGCATCTGGATGGGGAGCCATAAAACTGCCCCGCCAAATCCCACAGGGTATCGCCCTTCTGGACAATATAAGCCTGGCTCCCTGTTCCTGTGCTGCCCACTTCGCCGGTATCTCCTCCGCTGTCCCCTCCTGTATCGTCAGATAGTATGCGTGATAACTGTACCTTCATGCTGTAGGCTTTCCTGGAGATCGTATGTGTGACACTGTTGATGAAGTACGGCCCGTCCATCCGACCGAACCCGGACAGCTGTACCGTCTTCGTGGCCATCAGGGACAGCTTTGGGGAAAGCGTCAGCTGCATGGTCGTTTCCTTCCGGTTGGCTTCCAGGATGGCCGCCTCCCCGATCAGGATTGCATCCGCTTCGCTGTCTGCCTTCTGGGTCGTCTTATACAGCCGTTCTTCCGTTCCCACCAGTACATCAACGGTCTTTTTGGTGGCCGGATTTGTATAGCTCACCTGTGCTCCCGTGTAAGTCCCCTGCATGGTACTCTTATACTCCCATTTGGACACATCCGTCTGGCACAGCGTCATCACGGGTGCCTGCCGGTAGTAACGCTTATAATCCCAGATTACAAGGCGGTTGGAATATACTTTGATTCCAAGCCCGTACTTCTTGCACAGTGCACTCAGAAACTCGCTGTCCGACTGTCCGCCCTGCTCCATCTTTCTGACCTGGATGTCATCCGCATCATACGTCAGGGTCAGGCCGTACTTCCCGACCAGCTCCGCAGCAATCACCTGTATCGTGGCGGCTTCCCACGTCCGGGTCCTTTCCGTCTCCTTGAAACTGGAGTTTACCGGGGCGGATACGCCGTTGATGCTTCCGGCCAGAGGCGGGGAACTGAATGAAAAATCGTCCACGGTGAACGAACCGCAGGCAAATGTCATCCTCTCCCCTTCGTGGTTCCAGTTTTCCAGGATGATGGAGGGCAGGACCACGTCACCCTTCTGGGGGATCCATGAGTTTACCCACTTGAGGTCCCTGTCCGACAGTGATATGGCGATCGTGTCCGACCTATCCACGCTGTCCGTGTATGTGAACTTTTCCAGGTAGGGCGAGAGGTCAGCCCATGCCTCCACGCCGTTGTAAACAATACTCATGGATTTTTTTCGCACTGCTGTCATGTCTGCCTCCTTACTGTCTCCACGCCGGGAGATCGTCCACGCTGGATACCGGCAGGTCAGGTACGTTGACGGATACCCCTGCTGGGAAGATAAAGTAATCCAGCAGGGAAAAATTGTTGGCCATCAGGTAATCCAGATGCTTTTCCGCGCCATATACTTCCTTTGCAATCATGTCCCAGGTATCTCCCTGGATGGTTTTATAGGTTCCTGCCATGATTCTCTCGCTCCTTCACATATTGGTCTCCTTCGCACATATAAAAATATTTGTTCTCCTTATTGACAAATACTTTTATATGTGTTATTATTGTATTGTCAGGAGGACATACAGATGAAAAGTTACTCATCACGGGAAATCATCAAAGCGCTGAAAGCAGATGGCTGGTATGAGGTAAATGTAGTGGGAAGCCACCACCAATACAAACATCCAACCAAGAAGGGACGTACCACGGTTAAACATCCTGACAAGGACATCCCACTGCCAACACTAAAGCGCATTGAGGAGCAATCGGGGCTGACATTCCGGTAGCCCCGGCTCCCTCCCGTCTAATTCAATCAAGGAGGCTATTTCATGAAAAAAGCAGACCGTTATTTCTATCCTGCCGTTTTCACTTATGAATCCGGCCAGGAAATTGCTGTTGATTTTCCCGACCTGAAATGTGCTACCAGCGGTGTAAATGATGATGATGCATTCCTGTCCGCAAGAGAACTTTTAGGCTGCGTCCTTTATGGTTTGGAAGAGGACGGGGAGGATATCCCCGCTCCTACTCCTTTATCCCAAGTAAAAGCACAACCAAATGAACGTGCTGTGTTGGTTGATGTCTATATGCCATCCATCCGTCAGGCCAATATCAACCGTTCAGTCAACCGCACCGTGACATTACCTGCCTGGTTGAACGCCGCCGCCCTGGAACATGGCATCAACTTTTCCCAGGTCCTGCAGGATGCATTAAAATCCCAGCTTCATATCGGGTAAGGAAGGAGGGCTCGGGCCCTCTTTCCTTTTGTCTAAAACGCTGGCCGGTACTGCTCTTTCTGGAACCGCTCCATGAAGTCCACGAACCGTTCATACGCTTCATCCATTTCTGCTGAGAACTGGCTTTCCGCATTGTCTCCGCCCTGTATCTGGATCACTGGGCTGAATACGGGCGCAAATGTACTGTTCCTTGCTGTCCCCTCTGTCAGGTCTCTTGTCATCCCGTCATAGTCAACTCCCAGCATCCGGCCCGTTTCCTGCCACAAGGAAAGGGAGTGGGCGGAATCATTAATAGGGATTGCCATTTCCGGGCTCTTCTCTGCAAACCATGAGAGCGTTGGGGATGCAATCAGGCCTCCTTCTGCATACCCCGGAATCTTGCTTTTTGATGTGTTTTCATTCACCTCAGAAAACAACTGGTTTGCATTCTTGTGCGGCGAATATATATTTAGGTTCGCGGACAGGTTCACGTCCAGGTTTCCATCCACGCTCATCATTCCAAATTGCCGGTCCAGCGCTTCCTTGGTCAGCCGCCCCAGTTGCTCCACGGATTCATCCACGGCTCCGGAGCTATTGTCTATATAAGCGGCTATTTCTTCCGGGACCTTGGTTCCCTTTTCTTGCGCCGCCTTAATGACTTCTTGATATTCCGGACTTTGGCTCCCCTTTATGGCCAGCAGCTGCATGATGGCTTCCTTGTCTCCTGCAATCGCGCCGATTACAGTGGCATCCATCAGGCCTTTTGACACGGCCTCCGGTATCGCCTTTCCAGCTTCCGTATAGCTTTGCACCGTCTCCTGCATCTGGTCATAGTCCGGTTCCATGGCTTTCCACAAGTCCTTCATTCCGTCCCGTGCCGCCCTCGGTATTTCGTCTAATCCCAGGTTTCCCTTGATGATGTCTGGATTGAACGCATATTCGGGATATCCTTCTTCAAGCTGCCCCTGTGAAATCTGTAACGCCGTGTCCAAACCGTCTTGAAGATTCGGTATTGCCTTTGCGAGTGTATCGGCGTACGCATCCATGATGGATTCCGTTGAAAATGTAAGCGCCCGCATGTCCATCCCCATCGTCAGGGAGTTATAGGCGTCCCATATATTCCCTTTTTGCTCGTCAATCCACCCTTTGCCCTTGTTTTCCCTGGAGGCCTGCATCTCAACGCTTGCAAGGCTCCACTCCAAGGACTGGCCCAGGGCCGCTTTCTGTTCTTCAATCGTTTCCTGTATCTGTGCCTGGACATTTCTAAATGATTCAGGGTCCAGTTCTTTTCCTAAGTTTTGTCCGGCAATTCGGTCCAGTTTGGCGTTAAACTGGGCCTGGGATACCTCCTGGGTGACTTCGGCAAGCTTCTTTTGCAGCCCCTGGATGGTTTTGGCTTCATCCACATTAATGATTCCATCCTCCATCGCAATGCGGTATGCATCCCCCAGCTGGGTTCCAAGTGCCCGTACCTCTTCATTGATGGATGCATACATCCCGTTAAAGCCTTCCAGAAGGGTATTTCCTTCCTCACTTTCCGTCCCAAACAACGCATGCACACTGATTTGGGCTGTGTATTGGGATTGTTCTGCAATCCTGATTGCCCCTTGAACCATCTGGTCGATGGCTGCCGCATAGGTTTCCTTATCCCCTTTATCCAGCTCAAGGCCCATCCCGATTTTCCAGTTCAGGCGTTCCAGGTCTTTACTTGAGTCCTCAAATGCCTTGGACAGCTCGCCAATCGCTTCCGCAGCCTTGCCCATGTTTCCATCATCAACAATCAGCCGGGCGACTTCATTCAGTTCTTCCATGGAAAGGCTGACCGTCCCAAACCGTTTTGCCAAATCTTCTTTTTTTAACCGCTTATTAGTTTCCTTTACCGTGGTTGCGATTCCGGCAATTGCACCGACTGTCAGTCCGAATGCCGCAACCGGCCAGGCGCTTATCATGGAGGACAGACTGGACAACATCCCAAATCCGTCCTTTGCTACCTGGGCACCCTTGAAAGCCCCCAGCGCCGTCACAATCCCTGTAAGGACCCCCTTTATGGTTTCTGGATTCTCCAGGCACCAGCCTCCGAAATCTACAACAGGTTGAAACCCTTCCCGGAGGTCTCCTCCAAACTGCTTTACCTGCCTTCGGATGGTCGGCATATCCTCCCGTAATTCTCCCGTGAACGTAGTAATCCATCCAGTCGCATCCTGTGTCAGCCCCCTCAGGACATCCGAGAATCCCTCATATGCTTCAATCCCCAACCCCTGGGCCGCACTTCCAAGCAGGGTTAAATCTCCGGCCAGGTTGTCCAGGCGCACTTCCGACATCTTCTGGGCTGCGCCTTCACTATTGTCAATGGCCTGCGTCAGGTCATTGAAATCATCTTCTGATGCCGTGACCATGGCGAGCAGGCCGGACATTCCTTCCTTTCCTGCGATCCCGGCTGCATACTCCGCTTTCTCGGCTTTGGTCAGGCCTGCAAAGGCGCTGCGCAGGTCAGTTGTCAGCTCCCGGAAATCCTTCATCTTCCCTTCGCTGTCCGTCAACGAGATGCCAAGCGCCTCCATGTATCCCCGCATCTGCTTGGTAGGCTTTGCCAGGTTGGTCAGCATGGTACGCATGGCCGTTCCTGCCTTCTCACCTTTAATACCTGCATTAGCCATCAGGCCGGTGGCAATCGCCACATCTTCAATGATATAGCCATATGCTCCCGCAACCGGGGCCACATACTGGAAGGTTGCCCCCATCATAGCCACATTGGTGTTGGAACTCGCGGAGGCCTGCGCCAATACATCTGCGAAATGTCCTGCTTCATCCGCCTGCATCCCGAAGGCGGTCATTGCATCCGTTACGATATCGGACACGCTTCCTAAGTCCTCACCGGAGGCGGCTGCCAGATACATGATGCCCGGAAGGCCGCCAATCATGTCCTGGGTCTTCCATCCGGCCATTGCCATATATTCAAGGCCCTTTCCTGCTTCCTCCGCTGAGAACTGGGTGGTTTCGCCCATCTCTTTCGCCAGGGCGGTCAGCTTGCGCATATCCGCTTCCGATGCCTGGGAAATGGCCTGTACCGTGCCCATCTGGCTTTCAAAGCCCATGCCTACATTGGTGGCCGCCGTGAGTCCGGCCGCAAGCCCGGCTGCCGCTGCGGCCCCGCCTTTGATCATTGCCCCGAAGACCTTGTCCGACATTCCGCCCAAAGCGTCAATGCCCTTGATGCTCATTCCGCCGAACGCGTCATCCATCCCTTTTGCGGATAGATGGGCGCTCCGCTCCAGGCTGTCAATCTCCTTGCGGGCCTTTTTGATGGAGGCGGCGAGGGACGAATCAGTCCCGCCGGATATCATGATCTCAAGCTCGTAATTCTTTTTTCCTGCCATCCTAACGCCTCCTCCTTAACCGTTCGGCCTCCCGCCTTTCTTCCTTGGCTGTCTGCGATGCATCACGCACGAACCGCAGCGCCTCCTCAAGCGGGAGGTCGTAAAAAAACTGCGGCCCCGCTTTCGTGTAGCGTCCTGCGGCTATGTACAGACGGTTTAAGCGCGTGATGTCCTCCGCGCCTGCTATTCCGTACCGTAAAAAAAACGGTATACCCTGGATTTCAGGTAGATGGAATCACGTGCGCTAAGCTCCATGACCGCCTCCACCGGAAGGCCGCAGGCCCTGGATGCCGCGACCTGGGCAAACAGCAGCGTCCCCTCCTGCAGGACCGTCTCCGTCCCTCCCAGGGAGCCGTACAGGTTATAGAGCACGTTCAGGTCGCGCCCCTTCATCTCCCTCAGCTTCCTCATGTCCAGCTTCGTGATTGTCATCCCCTGGTACTCCACCGGTTCCTTCAGGTCAAGCTCCAGGTAATCCTTCTTTGCTTTCGTCTCTGTCTTTGTTTCTGCCATGGTCTGCCTCCCTTTAACACATATTGCGGACATCTTTTAAGACATCATTGCCGTTGACCGTATAGACCCCGTTAAAACGGTCAATCTCCAGCATGGTCTTCCCGTCCAGTACGATCTTGTAATAGCTGAGACCCAGGGTAACGGAGCTGCCCATTTTGGCTCCTGCCTTCATGCTGCCCGGGGTGAACTTCTTGACCAGGCCGCGCACGGAAACGCTGATCTGCTGAAACTTGATCGCACCGGTCCCTGCATCCTGCCCCTGGAGGCAGCCGCTTAAGGTGATGTCCGCAACCTCCGTGGGGTCCATGACCGAGAAGATATCCTCGCACAGGGAGGAGAATGAGATCTCCATCTCCATGTCTTCGACCAGGCCGACCACCGGGATATCCATCGTGCCGCCGGTTCCCGCCCCCTCCAGGCTGTCCGTCAGGTTCGTGACCTCCGGGAGCGTGAACTCTTCAGCAATCCCGACCAGCTGGGTCCCGTTTTTGTAGACGTTGAAACGGTTCATTAAGTGTGTCTTGAACATGGTCTTCCTCCTTTACTCCAGCGCGCCTTCCAGGGCGGACACATCAAACTCCATGACGGCGTTGACGTACTCTGCCGGTGTGAACGGCGCAAGATAGATGTGCAGCTTCAGGTGTCCGGCCAGTACGCCCTCCAGCGTGTTCTCCCCGCTGCGGTACTCTGCGTACAGGCCCGCGCACATCCCGGCTGCCGTCAGGGCGTTGCCCCAGATGTTGAAGCTGTTCACAATGTCGTCAATCGTCCTCCGGTTCATGTTGCCGTCCAGCCTCTTGCGGTATTCCGCAGTGAAGTAGTTGGCCACATAGTCAAACATGCGCCTGCATCCGATCCAGCGGTCTTTCGGGTCCGTATTGCCGGGATAGCAGCCGGTATTGTTTCCGTAGGACTTCCAATCGGTGTCATGGAATGCGGTGACCACCCCTGCCCCGTTTAACACCCCTGCCTGTACCTGGTCTAAGAGGATCCCGGTCCCGTCCGCCAATACGGCGCCGTCCACGTTCAGTTCCTTGTTGGACGGATACAGGTAAGGTACGTCATCATTCGCCGCCGTGTGGTAGCTGGCCATTGCCCCATAAACAGCCGAGTAGGCGTACTGTTTCCCGTCCAGTGTCACGCGCGGCCACAGGATAATTGCGTGTTCATCATTGTAGCCCATCCCATCCTTTACCTGTTCACAGTCCGTGTACTTGCATGCCCTTGCGGTGTCCAGGTCAAGCAGGCACATGCTTCTGAATGCACCGCTGATGTCTTCGCATTTGCCCTGCAGGGCCGCTCCAACGTTGGGGTTTTCCGTCCATCCGGGGGCCAGCAGGAATCCCGGTACAAGGCCGTAACGCGGATACACCTGCCTTAATACCTCAAGGCCGCTCTCCGCACCTGTGGATACGTCATAGGCACCGATGATGTCCTCCCCGGTCACCATTTCAGGCGCCAATACCCTGCCGGATACGGTCAGTTCCCCCGCATCATAGGCCTCCCCTGCGCCAAGCAGGGTAAGGACCAGGTGTCCATGGCCATCAAAGCCGGCAAGGTAGTCCGTTCCCGGGATCAGTTCCGCTGTCTCAATGTCCCCTACCTCCGCCTCGCCTGTCAGTGCCATCCCGGTAACCGTGACACCGGTCTGTGCCTTGACGGCCAGTCCTTCCAACAGGACCCCGGCAATTTCCAGGGTTGCCTGGTGGTTTTTGACCGCGCATGCCGTTTCTTCCAGATCCTTCACATGCTTTGCGGGATCAAGCACATTGATGAAGATGACGGGGCTTACCTGGGCCAGTTTAAAGCTTGCATACATGCTCTGGCAGAGCGTATACTTCTCCCAGTCCTCGCTGTATCCCAATGCTTCCTGGGCTTCCTCAAAGGTAGCCGCCTTGATGGGACGGTTGACTGCCGCAGCCGGATCAGCCGCCTGGTTGACCGGGGCCGTGCCGAAGACCACCTGCACTGCATACTGCGTTGACAGGGGACTGGGGAACGATGTCGCCTTTTCCGTCACTTCAATTCCGTGTTTATAAGCCATTTGTCTGCCTCCTTTTTCTTGCGCGCTCATACAGCGTATGCAGACTGCTGTCCGGATCGCGCAGCTCTTTCTTATACTCCGCCAGCTTTCCCGCCGGCACAAACAGGTCCGCAAGGAACGGTTGTTCCGTGATTATTTCCTGCACCTTGGGCGGATAACCTCCGCAAAGCGCCGTCCCCGTCACGATGATCCCTTCCATGCTTGGCCCGATATATACAACTGTCTTTCTGCTTTCTCTGCTTTTCCTGCTCATAAAAACTCCTCAATCCCCGGATCCATGCTGATGTCCGGGAGATACCACTGCATTTCCATGGCTCCGTAAAAGTGCGGGTAGGTGCTGTCTTCCTGGAACGCCATGTCCATCTTGCGGTCGCAGAAAAAAGGCCCCAGCACTGTATTTGTCTGGAACCGCTTTATCACCCGTTCCATAACCGCCGTCAGGGTGAAATATCCTTTCAGACCGGGATCGTCATCATAGATGGCAAATGCAATGAACAGATCCGCCTGGTTTGCCTCACCCATGTCTTTTGATTCCCTGCGGTACTCAATGGTCTCCGCTCGGACAATGAAATACGGGAACAGCATGTCATCATCCATGACCAATGCGCCGTCCTCGGACAATTCTTCCTCAAATGCCGGGGCAATGGGAAGGGCCTGGGGATATCCCTTTAAACGGGCCGCGCCCTTCTTGTTTACCAGCTGCATGTCCTTTGTCAGCGCTTCAATCTCTTCGATCAGCATGCGCTGTAATTCATTAATGGTCATCTTAGTCTCCTTAGCTTCCTAACGCCTGGCTGACAAAGCGTTCCAGGTTCTTCTGCAGATCGCTGCCTATGAGCGGTTCCACGATCCCGTATACATGCTTACCACTTCCCAGCATGACAGGAACGGAATTGCTGTATTTCTCTTCGATATGCAGACGGGCCTTTCCCTGTCTCTCGGCCACTCCAAAATGCTTGATGAGGCTTCCTTTCTTCCCTTTTGCAGTATCCCGTCTTCTGACCGAATCTTTTTCTGCAATGTTATTGATAAATGAACGCCTCAGCGTTTTTAAGTGTCCCGACTTTACGACCTGGGCCTTTGCCACCCCTGCCCGCCGCGATGTTTTAAACTGGATAAGGGGGAGCGGGTGGCCGGAAGAGTAGATGATGGCCGCCGAAGCGGATGAGCCTCCGCGCTGCCGGATCGTCATCTCTTTTCTGAATCCCACGTTTTTTACCGTATAGGATTCCTTTGCCCGTTCCACCAGCCGTTCCCTGGCCTGTTTCGCCGTTTCCCTCTGGGCTTTCCTGAGGATCTTTGTCTGCTGGTCGGGGGCTATCCTGCGCAACGCCTCCCTGATCTTTTCCATCTCTTCCACACTGGGCGTGATCACAAACATTTCCTTCATGACCGGTTCGCCTCCAGACTGATCACATAAACCCCGTCCTCATTTTCCGCCGCCGTGATCAGGTACACGACTCCATCCAGGAGGAGGCTCCTGCCCACAGCTGGGAGAGGGCCGAAGTCTTTCCCCATTGCGTAAAGAACCGTTTTCCGTTCATATACGCCCTGGTTCCATTCCCTGCCGTCTCCCTGCTTCTTTTCACGTTCCACCTGTTCGCTGTCATCTATGATCACACACATTTCTTTCCGGTTAACGGTATGGATCTCCCCAAACTCCTCCAGATTGAAGAATACGTTTACGATATCCTCTTTCAGCATTTCCTTAAAGCTGCTTTCCATCTTCCGTCCTCTCCTTATACGATCATTTCCGCCGCGTCCGGGGAACCGGGCATTTCTTCCTCATCCCCCGGCTGGACGGACTGGGCCGTGATTGCATTGACCCAGTCCCCTTTCTTTTTGCAGTCAGGACCGTCAATCCCCATGTCGGCAGCCATCTGCTTTAACTGGTCAATGCCCATTGTATTCAGCTGCCTCTTTGACAGGATGCCCATTGGTTTTGCCCCGGTTTTTTCCGCTGTCTCCCCTACTGCCTGTGCAACGCCCAGACGGATCAAGCGTTCGGCCTGGGCATCGTCACAATCAAAGGGGCCGCTCTCCGCTGTCTTAAGCGCGTACCTCGCATTCCCGTTCGCGTCTGTGTATGAGATGCCGCAGCCTCCCTGGGTTACTCTGATCTTTCTCATCGTGCATTCCTCCTTCCGTCAGGATCATTCATTTAACACTTTGGCAGTGATGAATGGGTTTTCGTTGTTTGGCATGCATAACGGTGCGCTGCTCAGCATCAGCTCGCGTACGTTATGTGCAGCGTCACTTAAGTACTTCGGCACGTCCACGGCCGCATAGGTATGGAACTCCCCGTCTGCCTGCTCCACCTGGGTGATTGCGCCGTAAACAGTACGGCCTGCATTCGGGGCGCATACGGCAATCATGCCTGCCGGGATGAACGGCTTCACGGTTCCGTCCACTTCCGTATAGGTGTCCTCGTAACTTAGGAAATCAATCATCCTGCCTTTAATGTTCAGGCGGCAGATCTTGGATGCGCCGGATGGAAGCAGTTCCGGGCTGACCCCGCCCATCTCATAACGGCGGTTGTCAAGCAGCTTCATGATCCATTCATTGGCCAGGACCACATCCGCCACGTCCGGGGACACAAGCACTTCCGTTGCCGGCAGGCCCCGGGAGGTCAGCATGGAGATCATGGCGGCCACATCATTCAACATCTGCCTGCCGGACGCTTCGTTGGTATCCCAGTCCGCTGCCGGGGTATAGGTGGCAGGATTGACATCCCCGTCATAGTAGCGCACCTCGCGCTCCTCGAAGTTATGCAGGTCATCTATGTACTCATCCATGATGCAGCCGTTGGTGAAGATCACCTCGGCAGCCATGGCTTCCTTCCTGCGCAGGTTCATGTTCCTCAGCTCGTCCAGGTCGCCCATCATAATCACGCCCTGGCGCTGTTCAGGGGACAGGTTGGGATAAAGGGCTTCCCCAAACCCGCGCTTTTTCAGGTCGTCAATGGTCAGCGGACGCTTCGGCGCAATGTAGGACGGGGTGAACCGCTTCATGGTGTAACCGTCCCTGAGGATCGTGATCCCGCCTTTACGGGGCGCCACGAACGGGGCGGCTTTCTTGGAGCCCTTCCTGTACTCCACCAGCACGTCATCCGTTGCAAAAATGTCGCTGGCCGCATTGGTCGGGAAGTACCGGTCCAGTAAGAAGGTGTGCAGCGGCGGCAGCTGCTTCACGGACATAAGCAGCGTATGTGTGTCATAAAAGTTAAAAGCCATTCTCTTTGTCCTCCTTATCAGTTTTCCACGGCGTCAGAGAGCAGGATCCCTGCAATACGCAGCGCTTCCTTGTCTTCAGCTGTGATTTCATATCCATCGGCAACAATCAGGACATTGGGATTGAAATGTCCGGTACGGTATGCAACCGCCATCACTGTCCCTGCATCGCCCTCTTCCTCTGTGCCGATGCCTTCCCCATCCTGCGCTACCGGCTCCCCTGTATCCACAGGTTCCGCCAGTACGGCATTGGCCTTTCCGGTGGTCGTGGCGCTGATCAGTTCCATCCCGTTTGCTCCGACCGCCAGCAGGCTCCCGCGCTCAAGCACGCCCTGTCCTGCTTTCAGCTTTACGCTAAACACTTCGGTCGGTGGGTATACGCCTGCTATCAGGTTGTCATAACCTACGCTTTCCAGGGTCTCGTCAAGTCTTCCCATTACTTTGTGCCTCCTTTGCTCTGATTATAAGCATTTACAACCGCCTGGATGTCAGCTGCGTCCTGCTCTTCCCTGGTCATGCTGTTGCCTCCGTTCGGTGCGGCTCCCACCATGGCCGTGTTGGACATCTGTCCGTCTTTTGCGTAATTCTCCAGGAATTTCTGCCCCAGCGCTGCGCTCTTCTGCATAACGGCAAAGCAGAGTTCCTGCGCGGTACAGGGCTTTTCCCCATACTTGGCATCCATCACCATCTGCCGGTCCGGGATGGAAGCCGCAATGGAATCGATTGCCGCAAGACGCTCGCGCTCAGCGTTTACCGCCTCGGCGGTCTGGGCCTGCGCCGCATTCCTTGCGTCCTGCTCAATCCGGCCCACCAGGTCTGGCTCCTGGGCTTTCAGTTCTTCTAGTGTCATATGGTTTTTACCTCCTTCTAATCCTGTCGCCTTGTTAGCCGGTCTTTTATCTGCCGCCGGCCCTACGGCCGGTCTCGCACGTCTTTGTTTCTGCACCGGAATTGTTTCCGGCACGTTTCGCATTCCCTCCACGCTGTGCCCGATTCCGTTCACATACAGGATCTTCCGGTCTGCGCTCATGCTCATGTCCGGGCCGCTTCCGTCTTCCTTCAGGATATCCGCAAAACCCTTCTCAACCGCCTCGCGCCCGGTCATCCATGTTTCCTTTGCCATCATGTTCCTTAAGGCATCGGTATCAAGCCCGGTCTTGCCGTTATAGATTTCCGCCACCGCCCGTTCGCTGGCATCCATGCTTTTCATCAGCTGTTTCATGTCCTGGATATTTACGGTATCCCACAGATACACGCTCACGCCATGAATCATCACTAGGGATCCGGGGTACACCGTCACGGTATCGCCGGCGCACATGATCACGCTGGCCGCGCTGGCCGCAATGCCCGACTACGTTTACCTGTCCAGGAAGTGATTTTAAGGCGTTGTGGATTGCAATCCCGGTGTACAGATCGCCGCCACAGCTGTTCAGCCTGACCGTGATGCGTCCCTTATCCCTGACCGCTGCCAGGTCTTCCATGAATCCCTCCGGCGTGATATACAGCCCCGGCTCCGGTTCCCCTGTCCACCAGTCAATGGGCTGCTGGCTCATCACGTCCCCGTAGAGGGTGATTTCCCCTTCCTCATCGCTGATGCTGGCCATGTTCCAGAATTTCGGGACCGTGTCTGCTTTTGGGACCGCAACCGGCCCCATGGTCAACTTATGTTTCATCCGCTTGTCCTCCTTTGATGGACTGCCTGATCTGTTCCTCCACTACCAGGCTCCGTATGGCTGCCGCATTGAGGCCCTGGGCACTTCCGGGATCATGCAGGCTGCCGTGCTGTGCTGCGCCCGGCGTGCTCCCGTCATCCTGGTGGGGGTCCGGGTCCCGGCCGCCCAGTTTCTCCGCCTCGCGCTGCAGCCGTTCCACGTTCGCGTCCCACTGCCCTCCATTCAGGCGGATGGTGCTCTGCTCATGGGTTGAGAATCCCTCGCCGCACGCAAGGATTTCCGCCGTGATTTCCTTCACCGGGTCAATCTGCCCCTGTGACGGCCCAATCCACTCGCTGCCCAGGTATGCCGCACGGATGGCCGGATTGCTAAAAAAGCCGGGTGCATAGATACGCCCCCTGGCAACCGCTTCACTCATCCACACTTCATACAGGGGGCGGCAGAAATCATCCGCCAGCCACTGCCGGCGCATCCGGAATCCCTTCCAGCCCTCTAACAGGGAAGCCCGGCTTGCGCTGTAGGAGCTCCTAAAGGACTTTAGTGCCAGCTCGACCGGGAGGTCCAGCGCGGCCCCTACCTGGGTGCTTATCGCAGCCGTGAACTTTTCAAAGCTTCCGTTCGGGTGGGTAGGCTCGGCAAACGTCACGTCCTCGTCCGGGTTCATCACGTTAAGTTCTCCCGGCCCCATATGGTAATCGTTCGGGTCCCTCTGTTCTCCCGGCTCCTGCATCCCTGTCTCGTTGAATGGGACCTCCGACTTGCTTGTGTCCGTCTTGATGAAGGCGGTGAAGAAGGACTGGATTACCGCGGCTGTCAGTTCCGCCTCTGTATACCTGCGTAACTGGAGCAGCGGTTCGATGATCTGCGCCAGATAGCTCACGCCCCGGTACTGGTCCGGGCGTTCACTGTCCATCACATGGATTACGTTAGGCAGCCCTGTATGCTCCTGATATGCCGGTATCCTGGTCCATACGGTGCCTGTGTTCCCGACCTCAAACGGGTAGGTGCTGCGGATATGGTATGCCGCCACATTCCCGTCCTTGTCTACCTCCACGCCGTCATAGATGGCATTCCCGTTATCCCTGTTCCTTCCGGTTGTGTAATGGACTGACATGCCGGAACCGCACTCCAACGGGGTCGCAATGCGGTCCGCTTCAATCAGGTGGACACGCAGCGCGTACGGATATCTCCAGTTTGTCGGATACTGCTTGACCACTCCAATACAGTCCCCGGATAACAGCCATGATACAAGGACCAGCTGCTGCAGCCCGTAAAAGTTATTGAGCCCGGTCGCATCACACGCCTGTTTACTTTCCGCCCAAAGCGAAAACTCGCGCTCCGTCTTTTTCTGCCACGCCTCCGCCTGCTCCGGCCCCAAGCCTAACACCTCACGGTCAATCCGGCTCTTTAATTTCAGGCCCACCCCGACCACGTTCGTGCGGTTCGTCTTGACAGCAGACGTTGCGATCGGGGCCGCCATGTACAGCATCCTGGCCCTTTGGCGCAGGGTGAAGTTATGGTAATCAATGTCTTCCCGCGGAGAACCGCTGGGAGCGTTAAAGCCTTTAAGCGCCCTCTTTTTCCAACTGGCTCCCGCTTCCCCGTATCCTTTGTTCCGGGGGCGCACGCCGTCCGGCAGATACATCCCCATCTCTTTATCGTATCGGATTGTACTCACCTCCCGCTGCTTTATGCCTCATGTAACATCCTCACCTTTACCAGTCCCTCATCACAATGCCCACCGCTTTACGGGCCGACTGACCGTTTAACTCCGCTTCCAGTTCCTCAATCTTATTTTCCAGCCTGTCAATCATGGCCTGTATGTCCGCCAGGTCGGTGTCATACCGTTTCAGGTTATGCGTTCCAATCCCGTAGCTCTGCACGCCCCTGTTAAGCATGTCCCGCTCGCGTTTTATGTACAGTGCCAGGCGCTCCCTTGTTTCCTTCAGTTCTTCCTGGATCCGTATCCTTAATCTCATTTCCCTGTCTCCTTACCAGTCATCAAACATCTGTTCTGCCGGTGCCGTCTTCTGCGCTCTGTACATGGCAGCCGCCTTTTGGGGCGGTGTCGGCTTCGGCTTTTCTTTTAACCTACGCTCCACCGCCTGCATGTCCGGGTTCAGGATCCGCAGGGCCGCCATCGCATAGTTGCGGCAGTCCAGCGCCTCATTCCGTTCATGCCCCGGGAGCACCACCCATGCCCAGTGCTTCCCACGCCTGCTTTTAGTCAGCTCCAGCTTCTCTGACAGCAGGCTGTTGAAGTAATAGGAATCATATCCGTAGCCCTCCCCTTCCGGGAAATGGCAGTACTTTACTCCCGGCGTTTCCACCTTCAGGTTTGACATGATCGTTTCCTTACCTGAGTCTACTCCAAGCACATACAGCCAGCAGGTAATCTTTTTATTATCTTTCAGCGCCACCTTGGACGGCGGGGTAATGAAGGGGATTCCCTCACCGCCACGCCCTTTGACCGCGAACACCCGCTTTTCCCTCCGCATCCGGCAGCGCTTATAGACTTCCTGTGGGTAATGGCCCCCCGAATCGATACAGGTAAACGAAATCCGCAGCCCGCGTCTGCTGTCCTTGAAGTAATAGATATGGTCGATTACATCATCCAGCTGGTTCCAAACCTCGTCCGTATCCGGTTTCCCCATGATATACCCCTTCTTAATCCCCCATGTTTCCCCATGGTATCCATGTCCCACCACTTCATACTCCAGGCGGTTATCCTGCGTATCGACACCGCAGGTCAGCACCAGCACGCCCTCCGGTACTTCCACCGGGGACCCGTCCTTGTTGGTCCCATAGTCTTCCCTCCTGTCAAGCATCGCTTCCTCGTCCGGGATGTCCCCCCGGTCCTCCCAAAGTTCACCCAGGAGCGTGTTGCATACAACCTTCATCCGCTGCGTGTCACCCTGGGCCTGCAGGTACTTCAATACGATCTTCTTCCAGGGGGTCCATGGGGAGGAAAACGCATTCAGCCAGAAGGAACGCACGCCCTTCCCGTACGCTTCCGGGTTTTCCGCAATCCATTTGGCCGGCTGTCGGCGCATGACGCCCTCCGGTATCAGGCAGCCGCAGTGGGGGCAGATCCATTCAATAGGCTCTTTGACATCATACACGTTCTTCCCGTGTATCTTTTTTACCGTATGTTCAAACTTGATCCGGGCATATAGGATTTCGCCGTATTCCCCACACTCTGGACACTGATGGCACCAGCGTTCCTGCGTCCCCTGCTGGTAACTGGTTTCTATGTTGGAGGCCCCTTTGATGGTCGGGGTGGATACCTCTACCGCCTTGGCATTGTAAAACGTTGCCTGCCTGGCTTCCGCCAATGCCCATGGATCGCCTTCGGTGCCGGCACTGTCTGCCCAGCGGTCGCGCTCGTCACCCAGGATATACCGGGCAGGTGTGGATGCCAGGGCAGAAGCGCTGTTGGAGCCTGTGATTGTGAGCATCCCTCCGGGGAAGGATTTCTGCAGGATTGTGTTTCCTGCATCCCTGGACTTTACATCACTCACCTTTTTTCTTAAGGCTTTGCTGTCCCGGATCATAGGAGCAATACGCAGCCTTGAAAATTTCTTGGCATCATCCAGTGTTGGCTGGACAAACAGGATGGATCCCGGATCCTGGTCCATGATGTATCCAATGATGTTCAGCTCCATCTCACTTTTTCCTACCTGGGAAGCAGCCACCATGACGATCTTCTGCACCTTCGGATCCGTGAACGCTTCCATCGGTTCCCTCAGGTACGGTGTCCTGGAAGTCCTCCATGGACCGGCTTCGGCGGCGTTCTCAGGGGACAGGCGGCGGTACCTGTCAGCCCATTCGGCTACAGTCAGCTCCTCCGGCGGCTTGAAGTTCCGGACGGCTTTGCCTACGACCGCATTAAGTTTCTTCTCTTTCTGCGTCACTGTTTTCTTCCCATCCCTTACGGGATCTTACCCGCCGCCGGTAGACCCCGGGATCATATCCGTATTCCGATAATTCATTTAGGATCTTATAGCACTCCGCCCGGATCAGCACGGACGCTTCATTGGCCGTTGACGCCCTTGCCACATCCATGGCCAGCCGGCCGGGCAGCGCCATGACCATGGACCGGATGGCGAAGACCAGGTCATTCATGACCGCCTCCACATCCTCGCTGCTGTGCATCCTCCCTTCCAGCTCCGCTAACTGCAGGGCGGCCATGTCTGCTTTGGCCCGCTTCAGGTCCGTATCTGCCTCCAGCCTCTTTGATTGTGCTGTTTTTGAGCTTCTGGATTCCCTTCCCTTAATCTGCTCGCCCAGGTACTTTGTATAAGCCGTTATACTTTCATACAGGTTAAACGCATAGGGCTTCTGCCGCAGCACTGGAAGGACCTCCTGCTTGGCCAGCTGCTGGACCCGTCTGGATGTGAGGCCGAACAGCTTCCCCAAATCCTCAGAGGATACCTGGATTTCCTGCTCTATGTCTATTTTTTCCATCTATTTCCTCCTGTCTGGCGAAACGAAATGCCCCATTTTTTTCTCCCAAAACTAGCAAACCTATGCGCTCGACGACCCGCATTGGATTTTTGTGTCCCAAAAGGACCCAATTTGTATAATTGTCTGACAATAGTCGGAGCATAAGCAAAGGACACCCGCTAAGGATGCCCTGCTGTTAATATAAGACCCCAGGCCCGAAGGACACTGGGGTACGTTCCTGAAATTGCGTACCTGCATCTAAGTATCCAGTATCTGGATACCCGATGCGCCAGTACACTGCATTTTATGTCCCATGCATCGGCAAACGCACAGGGCTGAAAAAAAACAATACCCGACCACACACCAATGCAGTAGGGGGCATCAGCCACCAGGGTATGACACCTGGCAGCCGCTATTTGTGGGGAGGATTGGAAGCGGTCTTTACACCACTCCCAGTTTAAAGTCTACCACATTAAAACCGTGAAAACCGTGAAAACTAAAAGTTCTTTAAATAATAGTCATGCTTTCCTCGACAACTATCTGCTGTATAGCATCGGCTCTTACTCTGATATATCCGGTTCATGCCGTGCGCCACCTGTATCCAGGTCATGTCCTCCACATAATACAGGGTCATTATATTGCGTATCTCAATATCATCTAAACCGGTTATGTACTCCTCCACCTGCGTCTGAAGCTCCAGAAGCTCTTGTTCCTCCCGCATCAAATTGCCATACTGCTTCTCATATTCCCTCTTGGCTCTGTCATGTTCAGGAACCGGGTAACCCGTAATCCTCACAGTTCCCAGCGGTTTCTTTCCTCTCTTCCCACAGGACACGGAATCCGATACCCGTACTCCCTTCTGCTCCAGCTTCTCAAGCCTACGGCGCTTCTTCTCCGTCTGTTCCCGCACCAGCTTTATCCTGGCCCTGGCATCTGCATACACCACTAGAATGTCTTTGTCCATCGGCATCACCCCCACTTCCGCTTATCCCTAGATACCACAATCGGTATCCTGCCCAAATCGTACCCGCATCCCTTCAACGCTTGCGTCAACCGGTCTCACTCATTGGCCAGTACTGACTCTTCGCTGTCCTCCACCCGTACCATCCGGTACCTCTTCTGGTACAGGATACCCACATCACTGTAATGCTCAATCTGCTGCCGGTGCCGGATGCCCAGCATTACCATCAGCTCCGCTGCTCTGTACCGGCCGTCATATCGGCCACAATCATACAGGTCATAGTACACGGGTCTTGATGCCATGTATCATCACTCCCTTCGGCGGCCGGCGCAACTTCGGAACCGGACACAAGCTGGTGTACATATAGGGCGGCGCCGTCCGGATGTGCTCTTTGATAGCCTCGTCTGCCTGGGCCGCCAGAGCCTTGCTGCGGTCGATGCGGCTGACCTTGGACTGCTTATCACTCCGCTTCACTCTTCGGCCATCTCCCTTTCATAGTCTTCCTGCCAGTCAATCGGCTCCCCACATTCGCTACAATAGTTCTGTCCTAATTCAATTTTTTCACCGCATTCGGGGCACTCATAAAAAATCCCCTGCCCATTATTTATCTTTATCTCCGCCATATGTACCTCCTCCCTTCGTAACACAAATCTCAGTTTACCTGCTGTAGTAATATTGCTTTATAACACTCAAGTGCCTCCAAAATAGTTTCTTTACATTCATCAGACCAACCGATGCAAGCAAGTTGTTTCCGCGTCTCATCTGGATTATCAGTCTTTTGCGTCGCATGTTCGATTCCGTTAACAAACACTGTAGCGCGGCTAATCTTCGGATATAAAATCGTGTTATACTCCTTTATTGTCATAACTTCTCCTTCCGAAAATGCTAATACTCCTCCTCATGTGCTGTGCAGTATACGCATCGCTTGCACACCTCTATTGGCTCATCATCACCGACACGGCTAAATCCCATACACTTACCATTACTGTCCCGTCCCGGCTCCCCGCAACACCTAATATACTTACAATTATCTGGAGTTCTCTTTGCCATCTCTTTTACCTCCAAATCTTAATTTACTCCAAATACCTTGATTTTCCCCTTTGTAATAAATCCTCTTTTAGTACGATATCGTTTCACATGAGTTTCATACTTTCTTTTGCCATCCCCATTTTCAAGTTCCGAAACAATGCGCTGTTCCAAGTCCATTAGATCCGTTCCATCGCCCTCAATAATAATTTCTGCTATTTTCATTCTCATGATTTTCTATTCCTCCAAACGTTAATCTTTCCAGCCAAGTTCCTGTCCGCAGTCATGGCAAAATTTATGTTTCTGCCTGATACTTATTACGCTCCCACATGCTGGGCAGATGTAATGGTATCCGTTGGATGTAACCTTCCGTGGGACACATTTTTCCGCAGTTGGCTGCTCCATTATCGCTTCTTCCAGCGACTGTGTCACCTCCACCAGGACATTCCCACGCAGGCTATCCATGAGCCTATCCGCGTCTATTAACCTCATATTACTCCTTTCTTAGTTTCCAAAATACCGATTTACGATAACAACTTATCTGCATCCTTCAGTATGCCTTCATACCGCTCGGCCAGCTTCCGGTGTTCATCCATCTCCCTTTTATACCGGGTTGCCTATGCCCTGCAACGGCTTACGTTCTCTTTCGCTTCGGCCAATTTACCCTTGTCCGTAGTGTACATGGCATAGCAAGGGCTCTGCATCTGCCTGTATTGTTCTTTTAGCTGCTTCCACTTTATGTCCTCATCCACGTACAGCTTTGCGCAATCCACTGCCCGGCCCAACTCATCCTGCCTTCTGCCCGTGAGCCATTCACGTATTTCCCGCACCTGCTCCCCATTCGGCCAGGAATGGCTAAGCTGCTTAAGCATTTTACGTATCTGGTTCTTTCCCGCGCCGGGGAGGAATGTATCCAGGTCTATCTCCATCCTCCCGTTCGGGATGTTGTATTTAATTACCATCCTTTATCCTCCTTATCCTCGCCTTAAGGCTCTCCATCACCCAGTTCTGCACGTCATCCTTGCGCTGCAGGGCCTGCATCACGTCCTCATCCCGTGTCCCGGTGCATACCAGGTGGTGGATGATGACCTTCTCCTGCTGGCCCTGGCGGTGCAGGCGCTTATTGGCCTGGGTGTATAACTCATAGTTCCACGTCAGGCCGAACCAGATGACATGGTTCCCACCCTGCTGCAGGTTCAGGCCATAGGCACTGCTGGCCGGATGGGTCAGCAGGATGTCAATCCTCCTGGCATTCCAGTCATCCTCGTCCTGCGGTGTCTTAAGCCCCCTCACCCGCAGGCCGGTCTTCTTAAGCGCCTCCAGCAGCCGTGTCCGGTCATGCTGGTAGTTGTAGAACACCAGCGCCGGCTTACCCTGCAGGGACTCGACCAGCTCCATGAACGCCTCCACCTTGCAGCCATGGACCGCATGGACCTGCCTGTCCTCGTCGTAGATAGCCCCGTTGGCCAGCTGCAGCAGCTTGTTACTCAGGGCTGCCGCACTGGTTACGCTGATGTCCTCCCCGTCCTCTGGCAGCTGCAGGACCATCTCGCGCTCCAGCTCACAGTAGGCTTTAAGAGCCTTTGCGTCCAACTCCACCGGTATCTCATGGTACGTGATATCCGGAAGCTGCAGGTAATCCTCCGCTTTCATGCTGATGCAGATATCGGATATCTTCTCCAGAATACCTTCCTCACTTCCAGGCTTAGCTTCATAGCTGTACACCATGCCATCTGCTCCGCGTTTATCCGGTTGGAAATACCGTTCCCTGAACTGGGTGTACCGCTTTCCCAGGCGCTCGCCCCCATCCAGCAGGAATACCTGGGCCCACAGGTCATCCAGCCCATTGGGGGACGGGGTGCCAGTCAGCTCCACCATCCGTTCAATACGCCCTCCTGCACTAGCCAAAGCTTTGAAGCGTTTAGCGCTGTGGCTCTTAAAACTGCTGCTCTCATCCACCACCACCATGTCAAAAGGCCAGGCGTTCCGGTAATAATCCACCAGCCACACCACGTTCTCCCGGTTGGTGATGTAGATGTCCGCCGGCGTGTTCAGGGCCTTCACCCGCCTGGACTGGCTCCCCAGTACCTGGGATACCCGCAGCATCTTTGTATGGTCCCACTTGGCGGCCTCCCTTGTCCAGGTCCCCTCCGCCACCTTCTTGGGTGCTATCACCAGGACCTTCCTGACCTGGAACCGGTCATACTTAAGTTCCTTGATGGCCGTCAGCGTGGTGACTGTCTTGCCTAATCCCATATCTAAGAACAGGCCTAACTTTTTGATTTCAATGATCTGGTTGATGCAATGCTGCTGATAGGCATGTGGATCAAACTTCATGCGACTCGCCCTTCTTCCCGTTCTCTGCAAGGAACCTGTACCAGTCCGGGTCACGGTATGCCCTTGAAAGTATGTAGCACATGGCGTCATTGATGTGCGCTTCTTCCGTGATTCTCCCGGCCGCACACCCAAGCTTCCGAAGATCCATTATCCGCTTTCCTGTACCCTTCTGTGCTTCATCCGCAGGCCCAATGAAGATGAACCCTATGCATCCACCGGGCAGGATAACAAGGTATCCTGTCCCGAAAAGGTACGTGGTTCCTCCCAGCTCCTTGACCTTACTTTTAAACTTCTGTTCCAGTTCCCATATCTCCATCCGTCTCCACCTCTTTCTCGAATTGCCTTAGCTTCAATCCGGTCCCACAGTCCTCCAGGAACTGCTCCACCTCCCGGATTCCCGTCAGTACCCTTACATCCTGTCCCATGTCCAGGAGGCGTCTCACCTGCACCTTCTGCAGGGCGCTCAGCCTCCCGCTCTCGGCCTTAAGTTCCACGAACACCGGGCGCATACCTGGCAGTATCACTATCCGGTCCGGCACCCCATCGTTGCCGGGGCTTACCCACTTATAGGCCCGGCCGCCCAGTTTCCTTACCTCCCTCACCAGGACCTTCTCAATATCTCTTTCCAACATTGTCATACCTCCAAATACCAAAAGTGGTTTGGCGTAGGGCCGTCCTCATCAAATTGGTGGAATGTTTTAACCCCCAGTTCTTTCCGGGCGGCTTTCAATTCTGACCTTTTAAAACCTTGCTTTTTCGCCGCCTCCCTTACGTCATCACACAAATGACACTCCCTATCTTTTAATAAATTTTCCAGCCAGTCCCTACAATCAATAGCCTCCATGCTACAAACATCCTCCTATATCGCGTATTGTGTGTATATCAGGTGTGTTAGGTGTTATGTGTGTATATCTATTCTATCTATCTTTATACTTATATAGATAATTGGTAGTCATAGTAGTTAGATACTAGAAAACCTTGTATTTTCAATACTTTTCTTGCCTACGATATCTAGCTACTATATTGGCTACTGACTACTTACTGCTTGACTACCAACTACTTTCTGACTATTTTCAAACTACTACATTAAGTAGCCATGCGCTCAAATCCCTTTTGGTTTCCATAGGGTCCAAATCTTCTAGGAGTTTTTATCCTCTTCCATCCTTTGGTACTTAGCAGGATATTGTTGATTTCAGTGCTGTCACTGCGCTTCATGTACCTCTTTTCACCTCCATAACACTCCTCCCAAATCTCTACTGCGCACACTTTATTTCTCTTAACGAGTTCCACGCTCTCATCGTGCTGGAGGAATCCGTTTAAAAACTGTCTCCTCTGACCGATAGACAGCTGGTCCCAATTTGAAGGTACAGGTTTCTCCAGGAAGTCCTGTATGATTCCTTCCTTGCCCGACAGCTCCCTGTGGCTCTCCTGCTGCTCCATGGCCATGGCCTCTATTTCCTTGGACAGGTATAACGGCTCTCCCATGGCCCAGTACATGTACGCCTCGGCCCATATCTGGTCCACCTCCTGTGGCATGTCATCCCATATCGATTTCCGTGCCGGATACAGGCCCACGTCCACCGGCCAGAACCGGCGGTTGCCCGTTGCGTCCTTTAAAAACTCGTTGTCGTTGCTGGTCCCGAAGAACACGCAGCGCCTCGGATGTTTCTCCGTCTGCCTGCCGTAGGCTGCCCGGTAGATGTCGTAGCACTTACTTAAAAACTGCTTGATGGCGGACGTCTCCTGCTTCGTGAAGGCCGTAAGTTCACCCACCTCATTGATCCAGGTCCCCTGTATCAGTTCGGCGGCGTCCTTGCCCTCGAATGACGTCAGGCTGTCCGAGAACCACGCCCCTCCCAGGAGGGCGAGGAACGTGCTCTTCCCTATCCCCTGCGGCCCTGTGATGATGGGCATGTTGTCGTACTTCACGCCTCCTATGACCGCCCTTGCCACAGCCGCGCACAGGGACTTACGCATGACGGCCCTTGTATAAGGAGTATCTTCTGCCCCAAGGTATACACTTAACAGGGTGTCCACCCGCTTCACGCCGTCCCATGTGAGGCCCTGCAGGTACTGCTTCACCTCGTTTATCTTCCCCTGCTCCCCCACGATTGCCAGGGCGTCCGTCATGTTGTTCCGGGCCGTGATGCCATAGTAGGTCTCCATATACCAGTAAAAGCCGGAAATGTCCGTATCCGTCCATAACCGTTTCCCTGTTTCCTTGTTCCATGGCAGCGCCCCCAGGACCAGCCCCCTGCCCGCAAACTCGTCGGTCACAATCTTCCCCTTGAGCAAAGGGTCGTTCTGCAGCACCAGGATGATGTTGTTCACGGTCTTCTTATAATTCCCGTTCCCGTCCACTGCCAGCTGGCCCATCCACGCAATGTCGTCCGTGTCCAGGCTGCCGTTCCCAGTGGATGCGAATGCCGCCACTGCCTCATCGTGTTTCTCCCGCGCCATCAGGTCAGCCACGGCCCTGTCAGCCACGGCCAGCCTGCTCATGGCCACGAAGGACGGCAGCTTGTTGACCGGTGTCCCCTCCTTGGCCCCATCGTCCTTATCACCGTACATGTGCAGCCGGACCAGGTCGAACGCGTTGACCAGCTGGCCGCAGCAGGGGTCGTGGGAGTGGTGGGAGTACAGGAACAGGCCGCCGTCATACACGATGGCGCCGCCGGTCGTCTCGCCCCCGGTGTATGTGTAGCGCCCCGTCGTGGCCGTCTCCTCGTACATCCCCGGTATGAACCGTTCCATGGCCTCCACGATGCCGTACGTCCGGCAGAATGCGCCTATGATGCCCCGTTTCGTCGTGGGGTCCTCCTGCCTGGCCAGCCTGCGCCGTTCGATGGCATCCGCCCCGGGGACCTGCGGCCACTGCGTGACGTCATGCCAGTCACCATACACCCCCAGCAGCCCGTCCAGGCTGCAGAACGGGTTATCATATACCTGGTACACGTACTGGCTGTCACTGCAGCAGCTGGGCCAGTACATCAGCCGGTGCACCTCGAACGTGGTCGGGTCACAGAACCCGATCCCGATGAGGGATGCCAGCTTCCTGGCCGCCGGCTCATACTCGTCCGCCGTTGCCGTCCGGTCCACCGGTACGATGACGCGCAGCCTTGGGGCATACCCGCTGTGCTTCCGGGTGCTGTACACGGCCGCGGCGCACCCCAGCCCTCCCACGCGCCTAAGGATGTCGTCCGTCTGCCCCGCGGGTATGTTGTCCAGGTCCAGTGTGAGCAGGTCCCTGCCCTCCACGTGGTCCTGCTTCCTGCGGTTCCCCTTCAGGGTGCCGCCCACGAACCCGCCTATGTCCTTAAGTTCATCCTGCTGCGCCTTTGGGAAGGCAAGGTACTGCTCCAGCGTCTCGTCCCCCCTTACCGGGGTGCTGAGCTTCTCTGTGAACTCGGACCACATGATGGTGCTCCCCGGCCACTGTATCGCCTTCCGGCTTCCTGCTGTGCTGATATGCAGCATCCTGTTATTCTGCACCCTGTCCCCTCCTAGTCCTTCATGTAGTAGTCACTCTCAAACCCGGCCCCCTTAAGTACCAGTCCCGGCGCCCAGGGTATCGGCTCGGCCATCAGGCCGCATATCCCGTCCACCGTTGTTTCCATAGGCGCGTCAATGATGACCTCGTCATGCACGTGGAACACCACCTGCAGGCCTCTGGCCGCAATCCGTTCCAGGGTCACCGCCAGACAGTCCCGGGCTATCGCCTGCACGATATTCTCGGCCATCTTGCCGCCGTAAGTGCTTGTAACTTCCCACTTGCGTGTCTGCTGGCCCATCGTGTGGTAATGAATGGCCGTTTTTCCGAATTGGTTTTCCTTTAGAAATGGCCTGCAATAGTACAGCTTCCTCCCGCTTGGCAGCCGCACAGTAAGGAAGGACTGGCCGTAAATGAGGTCTCCTTCAAGCGCAAAAATGAGTCCGTTGATACCCTGCGGCTGCGCTGTCTCCATGACGGTGAGTGCCGCGTTCTCCACGGCATACCACAGACCACAAATCTGCCGGTTCGCCTGGCGCCATCTCTGCACAATGTCCGGCAGTTCCTCCTCGGTCAGGCCCATTTTAAGGGCGCCCATACTGACCAGTGAATGGGTACCTCCCTGGTATCCCAGGGCCAGTGTGGCTACCTTCCCTTTCTGCCGTAGGGCATATTCCGGGTTGCCCTTCACAATCCGCTCCACCGGGACACCGAACATCTGGGAGGCGGTTGCCTCGTAAATCTTCCCATGGGTGGCAAACACCTCGTTCACCCACTGTTCCCCGGCCAGCCATGCGATTACGCGGGCCTCTATGGCGCTGAAATCAGCCACCACGAACTTCCGCCCCTCCGAGGGTATGAAGGCCGTCCGGATGAGCTGTGAGAGCGTGTCGGGCACGTTTCCGTAGAGCAGCTTAATCCCGTCATAGTTCTTAGCCTTCACCAGCTTCCGGGCATGATCCAAAGTCTTGATATAATTTCTGGGAAGGTTCTGTAACTGTACCAGCCGTCCGGCATACCTCCCGGTACGGTTGGCCCCGTAGTATTGTGTAAGACCACGGATGCGGTCGCCCTCTCCCCTTGCCGTGTCCATTGCCATGTATTTCTTAACAGATGTCTTGCCCAGCTGCTGCCGGATCTCAAGCATCCGCTGTACCTGTTCTGTCGTCTGGTCCTTAAGTAGGTCCGCCACTGTATCCTTTTTAAGGTTTTCCGCTTCCGTGCCGTTATCCCTGAGCCACTTGAGGAGCTGCTGCTGGCTGTTCGGGTTCTGCAGCCCGGTCAGGCTGATGGCCTCATCCGTCAGCTTCTGGGTGCTGATGCCGTCTATGTACAGCGCCCCCTCAATCAGCCCCGTGTCCACCCGGACACCATAGGCATTCATGAGGACGTCCATCTGCCACAGGCGTTCCTCCACCTTCGGCATCGGGAACAGGTCCAGCCGCTTCAGTATCTCATGCTCCGTGACCACGTCCTGTTTGCAGTATTCCTTGAACAGGGCCCATTTGTCTGCATCATGCCACGGCTGGTTCCACGTCCGCCCCCCATTGGTCCTGGTTTGCTTGCAGGGAACACAGAAATACCGTATCAGCGCCTTGCCGGCCGCAAGCTTCTGCTTGTCCTGCGGCAGCCCGATGGCCCTTCCCGTGGCATCCAGGCCGGCGGTGTATCCGCAGTACAGGCCATGCGCCATGGTGCAGTGCCACTGGTCAATGGGCGTTTCATATCCTGCCCGGTTCAGGCAGTACCACTCGAAGGCGGCATTGTAGGCATGTTTGATGACGTCGGGGGCGCACAGGGCATCCATCAGCCAGCAGGGCAGTTCCTCCCCATTGGCCATGTCCCTGATTTTCACCTCATCGTCATCCCACTGGTACGCAAACAGGAGGATCTTAAAATCCGGTGACTGGGCATATCTGTAGGCCCCGGCCTTGCTGATGTCCACGCTGCTGCGTGTCTCTATGTCTATGCTGAGATGATGTTTTGCCATCCGTCCTACCTCCTGTCAGGTTGAGGGGCCGCAGGGCCCCTCTCGTGGTCATCAATATGGCATCCCCGTGATTGGGTTGACAGCGGCAGGCGCCTGCGCCCATGGAGCTGTTTGTGGCTGCGGGGCATAACCTGCGGCTCCTGGTGTCGCGGGCATTGCGGCCCCATACTGCGGTGTAGCTGCCTGTGGGGCAGGCGTACCGAATGCCTGTGCCGCGCTTGGCGCGCGTCCTGCCAGGGGCTCCCCGTCCCGGAGTTTCTGTACCGGCCCCAGGTAGCAGCTAATCCCCTTCTTCCCCCCGAATGCATAAGGGGCAAAATTGACGTTCACACGGCCATACATGCCGCTGTATACCTCGGACTGGTTGATGATGGGGTTCCCCATCCTATCCACCACCTCCGGCGGATAGTCTGCCTTGGAGGTTGCCGTGAACACCCAATGCCCCTTACACTCGGGCCCGAAGGCCATGCCATCCGATGGACGCGCCCCATCCCCGTCATAGACCGGGGTTGGAACGATGAGTGGGCAGCTATTATTCCACTTGCTGGTAATGCCCCTCTGTTTTGCCGCCTCAATGGCCGCGTTAATCCTCCCCATGGTGTCCGTGTCAGTCTTCGGCACCAGCACGGTCACCTGGTACTTTTCCTCCTGCCCTGGCTGATAAGCGTAGGGCTTGAACAGGTGTACATAGGACAGCCTTGCTTCCCCGGTTGTTACGTTTGTTGATTCATTCATGCTATTCTTCCTCTCATTCTTCATTTTCTGTTCTTTCTTCCACCTACTGACTATCAATTCGTCCGCGTACCTGTCCGCGCTCCACTCCCTGGGCGTGCCGTCCGGGTATGTGGGTGTATAGCCGAGTACATGGTCCCCTGCATAACTCACTGACCCGCCTCCCCGAACGCCTCCGCGGCGCTTACTTTATTTGTGATTGCTTCCCTCTTATCTGATTCCTCCACCAGGGCAGGCTTCCCTGGCTTCTTGACAACCAATCCGCCCACAAGTTCCTGGAAGTCCTTCTTACCCACCACCTTCTCGACCTGGGCCAGCGAAAGCGGCCTGCGCTCCCACAGGATGGTGTCCGATATGCCGTTTGACGTAAGGGCGTTGAATGCCTTGTCCATGTCGGTCCAGTCCCTGGAGCCGCGGCCCTCAACGGCCTTCCAACCGGGCACTTCCTTCCCGGCCAGGCAGTCCGCCAGGGCAACATCCTGGGCATCACTAAGCCACTTCGCCACGTCCCGGCCCTTAAGCAGGTACCGGCCCAGCTCTTCATTTGTGAGGAGTTTTGGGTCTGTCCCCACCAGGAAGGCCAGTTCCACGTTCTTCTCCGCACGGGCCTTGCATCTTCCCCTGGCCCTGCAGTACTTACAGGTCTTCGGTGCCGGCGCGAACTCACCCCCGCCCTTGATGGCCAGCGCCGCCCGTTCCTTGACATACTCCCCGAACTGCAGCATCTCATCCAGGGTGCATTCCCATTCGGATATGCCGTCCGGGAGCCTTGGCTGTACGATGGACAGCCTCACCGTCTTAAACGTATAAAGGATCCTATACATCTCGTAGGCCCCCAGGGCATACAGCAGCATCTGTGGGTTCCACTCTGCCTTCACCCGGCCATCCGGGCTCTTACCATATTTAAAGTCAATGACATGCAGGACACCCTCCCCGATGAGGATGCAGTCCGCAGTCCCTCCGGCCTCATCCTCATCAGAGAGATGCGGTATGTAGGCATCCAGGCTTAAGTATGATTCCAGCTTTACCGTGGGGCTGGACCTGAACTTCATGCCCACTGACTTAACATAATCCAGGTATTCGTCCGTGTAGCCCATCATCTCTTCGTTCCAGTTTTCGTCCTCCCTTAGTTTCTTAATGGCCGCCGTCAGCTTCCGCTTCCCGAAATCAACCGAGTAGAAGTAATTCCTTACTTTAAGTTCCGCCAGTTCATGAGCCAGTGTCCCCTCTGCGGCGGATGTACCAGCCTTATCCGGGAACTGCCTCCCCAGCAGGGCGCTGGGGGTGCATGCCATCCATTGGTGCGCATTGGATGGGCTTAACAGGGAGTGCTTCCGCTCCTTATGCCCTCCCATCATATCTGTGCCCCCAGTCCCCTGAGTGCGGTCGCGAACGCACCGTACTGCGCCTGTGGCAGGGATGGCATTGCGTCCACGCCGAAGCTCCGTATGAGCTGTAACAGTTCCGGCTGCCTGCCTGAGTCCATCAGAGGGATGGCTGCCCTCGTCAGGTCATCCAGCGTGTAGCTTGGCGCCGTTGTCGGGACCGGCTGCACGGGTGGGGTTGCTGGGGCCTGCCCGGCTGGCGGTGATACCGGGGCCGTGGGGACCGGCTGCTGCCCCCGCGGGGTGACAGGGACCTGTTGGGCCGGCTGGGCTACCGGGGCCGGCTGGATGGGCGCCGGCATGAAGGTTTCCGGGGTAATCCCCGCCGTGGGCCCCTGGGATGTGCCTTTACCGGAAGGGGCCTGTCCCATTACCTTTCCCGCAAACCCCATCATTTCCTCATAGCTTTCAAATACTACTGTCATCGTCATCGTCTTAATCCTCCTAGTATAATAATGGTGTAGTCAATAAGGACTACAAGTTAATAGTTACAATATCTGATCTAATGAATAACTGAAGGAGAGATTCTCTCTCCATCAGAGGTTATTGTTAAATGGTTACTTATA